TTGCTATGCGCTCAAAATCTCGGGCTAGGCGCTTGTAGTCGTCTTGGCAGTCGAGCAGTTGTTGTATGACTATGTTTAACTCGCGGCGTAGGCTGTCGCGCTCTTGGCGTGAGTCGTACAGCATGCTTGAATATGCCCAAATGGCTTGCTCTGGTGGCATGTCGTCGGCGTTCATTATTTAACCTTGGGTATTGGTTTAATGTTTAAGAACATGTCTTTTGCCTCTGAGTAGGTCATGGGTGTTTCGGGGTCAAAATCTAGCCCACGTTCCGCGCACATTTGGGTAAGCATTTTTATTTGGTTTGGGGTCGCGCCACCGCCGTTGCTTGGTTTGCTTGCCTCTGTTTGTTCGCGAGCCGATAGTCGAGCCTCGCCTATTTGCTTAGACCTTGGCCCCATCACTGAGGTTGGCGTTTCGCGTGGGCTGTCGAGCACGGGGGTTGGTCGCGCAATGCTTACTACGCGTTTGCGGTCGTCGTCCTCTGCGCCTTGCTGACGTCCTAGAACCTCGTTGCTAGACGCTATGGACTTGTCTATGCCAAACCCGAGGTAGCCCAACGCGCGCCCCAAAACGCTGGTGGCTCCATTAGCCTGCTCAGAGTTTTTAGTAAAACTGGTTTTACCCGGGTATGGCTCAAAAATGTAGGCGGTTACGGGTATTGGGTCGTCGGGGTCACGGCTTACCGTTACCGAACACTCAATAAATAACTGGTCACCAACTTGGGTTATTTCTGGTCGGTGCTCGACGATGCGCAGCTGCGGAAATGTGGCTAACGCTTGCTTGAGACGTGTCTTTACGTCTACGTACTCGGAAAGGTCAAAAGCCATTACTCGTACCTGCCGCTTTCGTCATAGTTTTGTATCCAGTCGGCGGCCCACAAAGTAACCAGCGTGAACACTGCCATAACACCAACAAATGCAAAAACGCCTGCAATAGTTCTCATTTTGCACCGCGCAATGCGTTGTCTATAGCAATAAGAAGTTGGTCGGTTTCGCCACCAAGTTGCGTATGGCCTAGGTCGTGTAGTTCTTGCACAATGTCGTCTAGACGCTCTGTAATGCTTTGCTTTTTAGGCTCAAGACTGCTGGGGTGTTCTAGCCGGCCGATGGCTTGGCGTAAGTCTTCGCATAGTTTCGGGTCGTCCATTGCGTAGCTGTAAGCGTGAGCGCGCAGGTTACGTACCAGCACGTCGGTTGCCTTGGGTCGAGTGTTCGCCCATAGGTTTGCTAGTGCTTGGTCTAGATGGTCAGTCGGGTTTACCATGTTGTCTCTTTTCTAGTCGGGTTGAAAATAACTAACGGGTGTACGGTACCACAATTCTTGGTGCGCTGTTGCCTTTCCATGGCAACCAGCCATGGCGCTTAAATAAGGCCAATGAGGCTTTAAGGTTTTTGCGGGGTGACCACAATTCGGTCATATGTTTACGGACTATCCCAGACTCGACAAGAAACCGTTTGTTACTGCCGTTTATCTGCATGATGCCGTATGAGCCGGTGTATGGGTCGCGCTGGTTCCAAGCCCGGGCGAAGCCTTTGGACTCGCGCAAACATATTTGCATAAGCCGTGGTAAGTCTTTTTTCTGCCAGCCAACTTCTAGCGCCAATGGTTTGTAGCGGTTGCAGTTTGGTTCTACTGCCGCTCTAGCTTGTGTGGCCGGCATGAGTAGTGCAGCTGCGGCGAGTACGCCAAGTAGTCGTTTCATAGTTTCTGCCTTTCGTCGGGATAGGTAAAAACCTTAATGGTGTTATTGAGACTTTGCGCGCCTTTGCGCTAAAAGCCTTATGTTGTAACGGTTTTAGCGGGCGGTGTTGGCGGCGGTACGCTTTTCCAAGCCTTTACAAACGCTTGTGGGTCATCGGCCATGTCGGGTGTTAACTCGACGTGTAACCACAAACCGCCACCAGAACCACCGTTTGCGGTTTCTGTCCAGTCTTTCCAACCGGGTTTGCCGTCACGGTTGCAACGCCAGCCGCGGCCCCATTTCTCAGTGCCTTTTTTTGTTGTGCCGGCGTAGTCGTGTACTTCTTCAATGCCTAAAACTTTGTAGTTCGCTACCAGCCAGTTTGCCCACATGGCGGCTGTGGCTTTGTCTTTGTAGCCAATGTCGGCTGCACGGCCTGTGGCGTGCACGCTGAGACGGTCAGAACCGCGCATGTTACGTACGGCCCAAGTGCCAAGGTTGGTGAAGCCTTTTTTCTTAATGATGTCTACAAACTTTTCGGTGCCGGGGCGTTTGCCTAACGCTGCGCCGTCGGTGGTGCCGGTGTAGTTCATGGCCGGCTAATCATGTCGGCGATGCGTGTCAAGAGTTTTGCAGCTGCTTCGCGCACAATTTTTAGTAGGCCTTTTTTGTCGTCGTTATTCATCGGTTTTGCCTTTCGGTTTGTCTTTGAGCCCGTTTGCGCTGAGCAAACCCGCAAGGCTGCCCGTGAGAAAAAGCAAAAGCGGCTGCAAGGTTGCCCATGCGCTTTTGTCGTTATCGCTGACGTCGAGCGGCTGGGTCACAAATAGCAGGCCGTATATGAGCGACATGGTGGCAACGACAAAAGTAAGCGACAGCGCGCAAGCAACCACAAAGATAAGGCGGGCTTTAATTTGCTCGCTGGTCATTCTTTCGGGGTGGCGCGGTGGCGGGATTATAGGCATTTGTCGGCCAGTATTCGAGTACTGCCAAGGCTGGCGGTGTCCACGGTTATTGTCGTTTCTGCGCGCAAGGCTTTATTCTTGGTGCGCGGGCAGTTGACGCGCTCACGGTCTCCGCACGCTACAAGGATTGACGCAAACAAAAGCGCTACGAAACTAATCCGCCACCACATCGCTTGCCTTTGGTCGTGTTAGTGGTGCTGGTGGGTCTTCGTCGTGTTCCCACAAAATAAGAGTTTCTTCTGTCATTGCCCAACCATCGGTGTAGCCGTTGTCTAGCAATAGTTGATGCATTGGTGTTGGTTCGTAAATCATGCTGAAATCTCCGCAACTATAAAACTACTAGTAACACTTCCATTAGCTTGAAAAAGTGCAGTACCTGAACCGAAGTTTCGTGAGCCTTGCACTTTGTAGATTGTGGCGCTTGTCGTGTTTGGGCTGTCTAAATACATCATTGATGGCGTGGTGCCATCGCCGCTTTGGAAAAAACCTTGAACACCGAAAAAAATGGAACTACCAGCGCGCAGAAAACGGGTCTGAATGTCCATAGCCCCACCTGAAGCTCTCATTGCAGTAGTGGCCAAAAGAAAAATTTTGTTACTTGTTGATTGGGGTGTTATAGAAATTTCTAAACCTAAATCTACGTAAGTAGCTGATGCGCTGGTTACTTGTGTTGTCGTGTCTATGTACTTGAACTGGAGTACACGAAACGCGCCGCGCAAATCGTTCATGTATGCAGCGGTTAGGACGTTGCCCGTGGTTTGCGCTGCCGGTAGTGAAGTTGGTGTTGCCATTAGTACCCCAGTCTATTCAAGTCAAGTTTGCCATAAAACAAGTCGTCAAGTATTAAATACTGGTTTAAGTCCGCGCCTGACAAATAAAACGTAAACCTTGCCCCGGCGGGTGTTGCTGCCATTGTTACGCCTTCAATTAAACACTGGTAGGTAGTGCCGCGAAACTCGACGCGGGTACGTACTCCGGGTATGCGCGCAAAACTTTGTGTAACGCCAGCGAACTTGTCTAAAAGCATGTCTAAGGTTTGCGCCTCGGCAATGCAAGAAACCGAGCTAATAGCAAGTTTTGGGGTCGAGAAGTTGCCTAGCAGATAGTTTGCAAAGTCTAATGCTTGGCCCGTAGTGGCGTTATTCGTGTTGACAACGTAAGTGCGGTACGGCACGGTCGCGCCTGACAAAGTGACTGTCTGGGTTGCTAGACCGTCTGGGTCAACACTTACTTGTGTCCAATAGTTATCTGCGTAACCTTCAAAAGTTATTTGGTCATAACTTGCCGTTAGTTCAGGCTGTGGCCTTACGTCACTAAAATAGTTTTGAGTAGTATAAAGCTCAAATGGGCTAACTATTGTTATGTCAAAAAGGCTGTTGTCTTTGGTGTTCCACATTCGAGCATTAGCCGATAAAGCAGTTTTTGCTAACCAGTCCGCCCAAGTGCCGCTAATTGTTGCAGCTGCCCCGGCTTGTGTTGAAGAGCCTAACCAGCCGATAGAAAGGCCTGTTTCTGTGCCGGCTGTCGTTAGTTGTGTTGCAACGGTTCCCGCTGCCATTGCGTAGTCGCTGCCAGCCATGCGGCCTAAAGACGCAAAACTGCCTTCTACTGAAATGGTTAGGAAGTCTGCGTTGCCGACGTTAGACACGTAAGGTATGCCGTATTGCACGGTGATATTAGATATACGCCCAACCCATAATAGATACGGTGCTGCCGGGTTGGTGTTGTTCCTAATTCTAATGAAAGTGCCTTGCACAAGTTGGGCGATAGGCGACGCAAATCCAGACGGGTATCTAACTTCTATGGTGCCAGTGTTAGCGCGCAGCTGGTCAAGTTGGGCTTCTACGCCTATAGACAAAAATATGCTCTGCACGTTAGTTAGCGCGGTGTAACTAGTGCTGTCTGTTGAGTACTCAACGCTGTAACTTTGTAAACCCAATGTCATTAAAAAATGTTGCTCACTCGAATAGGCACACTGCCGTTAGTGCGCATGTAGCTGCGAAGCGCGCTTACCACTGCGTTGGGGTCACCGCCGTTTACGTTAATAGTGACATTGCTGGTGCTTACGCGGCTGCCGTCCATATTGGGGCTGGCGTTAATGCTGCCAAGTATCGGGCCGAACGGGTTGGTAACTGGTGCTGGTGCTGCGCCGCCGCCGAACACGGTGCCGAGGTTTGCGTCTAACTGCTGGCCGATAGCGGCAACACTTGTGGGGTCTACAGCAAACTTCAGCAGAAACTCGGTGTTTTCTATGACGCTGTTAACGCCGTCTACTATCGCTTGGGCTTGGTCAATGCCCGACTTGTACCATTTGTCGGCGGTCAACTTGGCGATACGGTCGGCAGCTGCGTTAATCGTCGTAGAGATACCTACCAGACGGTCTATGGACGCTTTACCGCCGGCAAGTAGCCCGTTAATTATCTCTAGGCCTACATCTGCCCCAGAGTCAAGAATGGACTTGAGTAGTGCGGGGTCGTCTAGCCCAGCTGCAATAAGTTTTTCTATGCCGGTAGCGAGTTGGCCAGCCTTGGCGGCTTGCTCGTCGAGCACACCAAAAAAGGTTTTTGCGCTTTCGCTGTCGGCTGCTGTAGTCCAAGCATCGCCGACATTAAATATGCCGCGCACAACGTCGCCAGTTGCCTTGTAGAAAGCGTTGTAGGTATCGGTTGCCTTGGTTAGTTGCTCATTGGCGCGCATAAGCGCGGGGCTGAACTTGTCTTTAACTGTTTGCACCGCATTGTCGTAGGACTCTTTGAGTGTGCGTACTGCCTCGGCGTGTTTTCTTGTGGCCTCTGCGGCTCGTTTAGCGGCTGCTGAAGCCTTATCGGTGCTGGCGGTGCTCTTAGATATCTCTAAGTTTGCTAAGCGTTGCTGCTCAATGTCTACGGCTTTTTGGTAGTTGGCGCGTTTCTGGTCTGCGTCAAGCTGCAAAATGGTTTCTGACCATGCGCGCGTGTTGGCGTAGGCAAGTGCTAAACCGTCGTTTGTTTTGTCTAAGCCTGTTTTAAGTTTGCCGATATTAAGGTTCAGACCAAGTACTTTGCCGCCAAGGTTAAGCACGCTACTGCCAAGGTTTGCAGCGTTCACGCCCATTTGTTTTAACTTGTCGGTAAAACCTTGTGACTCTTTTACGTTGCGGCTTATTGCGTCTTGTAACGCTTGGAACGGGTCAACAAACCTACGTAGCCTGCCGCCAAGTTCACGGATAACGCCGCCTAGGCCGCGCTCGTCCATTATTTTTATAAGTCGGTCTACGTAGTCAAGTAGTTGGCCAAGCGCTGGTAACACGCGGTAACCGATGCCTTCTACCATTTCGTCAAAACGTATTTTAAGTATCTGCAAACGGCCTGCGTAGGTGTTGGCGTTAGCGGCTGCCGCGCCACCAAACTGTGCGGTAAGTGCCTCTTGTGCAGCCTTAAAGTCTTTAGTTTTGATTATGTTCTCGTCAAGCGGCACGCCCAACTTTTTTAGTGCCGTAAAGTTGCCGTCGTATGCTTTACCGATAGCGGTGGAAACTGCCACCAAGTCTTTACCCGTGGCTTTTGACGCGTCAATACTGAGCGTTAATAACTCTTGAGCTTTCGCAGCGTCCCCGGTAAACCGCACTAAGCCGGCAAGTGCGGGCCGTAGCTCGTCATCGGCAACACCAGTGGCTAACTGCGTTTGGTCAACAAAGTCGGCCATAGAGTCGGCTAACGCTTGGTTAGGCCCGAGCGTCGCGCGCAGCTGTGTTTCTAAAAGTTTCTGTGACTGCTCATCGGCAATAGCGGCTTTAGCGGCTAAAGCCAAACCGCCAGCCAATGCGGTGACTGCGCCGGCAGCGGGAACCATGGCTTTTTGTAGCAAGAAACCAGACTTAGCGCCGAAACCTTGCAGGCTTGCAAACTCTTTTTTGGCTGCGTCAAAACCTTTAGTGTTCAGGCTTGAAATAATCGGAATGTTGATAGCCATTAGCGCGTCCTAGTTTGTACGAGGTTACGGTTAACAATAGTCATAACCCGTTGCACTATCTTGTCTACCTCGTCCTCGACGGCGGGTAGCACACTTTCGGCGGCTGGTTGCAATGCGCGGGGCGCAGCTGCGGGGCCGACGTGCTCGCCTTCAGCCAAAAGATTAGTAACAAACTGGCCGCCGCCTCTGATACCTGCATGGTCCCAGATAGCGCCGGCAACGTCGCGTTGCTGTAGAACCAGCAACTGGTATTGCGTCGCCTTAAAATCGGCTGTACGGCCGTTAGAGAACCTTACAGTGCGTGCACGCTGACCACGTTTGCCAACCACGGTACGTATGCCAGCGAGAACACGGGTGCGTGACCAACCCGTGCCGTCGCGGCCTTTAATCATGTTGCCATTAACCATGCGCGATAGCGGGCTAGCGGTCGGGATAAACGAGCGGGCCGCCGTCACAAGTTTGGTGCCAGCGCCAGACTGAATGTCTTTAGTAATCTGCCGGCGTAGAACACGGTCAACTTTGTTTATTTCTGCCAATGCTTCTTGGATACCGTAAACCTTGTAAGACGCGTCAGCGGGCATTTTGTTTACGCTGCCTTTCAAGTACATCTATCACGGTGGCTAAGTCTGGTAACTCAAAGTCTACACTTGGGGGCCACCAGCCCGTGTGTAATAAAAGCTCTGCTAACTGTCGCCGGATAGTTCCGGCACGGTAAAAGTTGCCGGCTCGCTGTCTACTACTTCTAGGTTCTCAATAGTGTTGATGAACGCGTCGAGCGATGCGGGGACGATAATGCCGGAGCGTTGGCTGGCCTCGTAAGCCATAAAGGCTAAGTCTTCCATGCCAACGCCCGAACCTAGGTCACTGGCGCGACGCTTAAAGCGCCTTTCCCATGCGACAATGACAGCAAGGTTAGTGGTGACCTCGTAGGCGTCTTCGTTTTGTCGTTGTACTTTTAGCCTTAACTGCATGTCGGGCTACCTTTCAGCTTATTTGTTTTTAGGATACGTCTACGGTGTAGGTGCCGCCGCGAATAACAATATCCATGGTGGCTAGTTCGCCCATTGACGCGTTCATGCTTGGCAGTGTTTCAAGATATCCGCCCGAGATAGTGAAGCCGGGGTTTGTGGCCGAGTACGTACCGGGTGTTGATGGTGCAGCTGGCGAAACGATAATAGTTGCAATTTGTGTGCCGACCAGTGGTGCCAATGTTGCGTAGGACTCGCTCGCTGCGTAGCTCGCATACATTGTTAGCGTAAGTTCGTTGGACTGTAGGCCAGCGGTGTAAACGCGAGCAGTGCCGCCAAATGCGGTGCTTTCGAGTGCTTCTACCGTGTAGTTCAATGTTACGCTTGTGCATTGGTCTGACACGTTGACCGCGCCGATGAGAACGTCTGGGTTTGAGAGATAGGTACTGGTAGGCATGGGGTTTACTCCTCGGGTGTTTCTTCTAGTTCTGTTTTAGCAGATTTTGCGGGCTTAGTGTGTGATTTCTCGACAATAAAACCGCCAGCCAAAAGGTAGGCGACGTCGTGGCCGTCTGGGTTAAAAGGTTCGCCGACGATGCCGACTCTGGGACTGTTTACTACGTACATGTTTTTCCTAACCGGTTTGGGCCTGCATGGCTATAGTCAAGTCGTAGGCCGGATACTCAGCACCACCAATAATGGCGATGGTTGGGCGGCCGTCCTGCACACCAACTTTAGCGCCAATAACTTTGGCGGCAAGGTTCATAAGTGAGCGTTGCGCGTCTAAGTTGTTTGGGCCAAGAGTGATGCAGCGCACTGGAAAAAGCATTTTTACAATGTTGAAGTTAAACGCCTCGAATGTTGGCGCGTCAATGAAAACGCATGGCGGCACAAGGTTGCGCGGGTCGTTGACTACTTGAAGCCCGCTAACTGCCGTAAGCGTCGCTACTAGGTCGTCTAGAGCCTCGTTAAAGAGGTCTGTAAAGGTGACTGGCATGCGCTAGGCCACTTGCGGTCTGTCAATGCCAAGCAGTTGTTTGATGACGCCTGAGAGGCCTGTAACGGTTACCGCGCCACCGTCGCCAAAACTGGCGAACGAGTCAATGCTGCCACGCTGCCTATATAACATGCCCCCATATTGGATAGTTCCGAGCGTTACGTCACCGCTTGGGCTAGTTGCCAATGCGTCAATGTAACCAGCCTCTTGCCGGCGGCGAAAACAAAACGCATTTGCAGCTGCCGCGCATTGTGTCAAGAATGTTGTGTCGGCGACCGTAGCGGTACCGATGCCTAACCAGTCCTCAATTTGTGTTGCTGTAATCCACGTGCAACTAGGCGAAAAAGTTAGCGTTCCTGTAGCTGGGCCGCGCTCGACGTCTGCCGCCGTTAAAGCAAACAAGACTTGATTTTGTATCGGCAAGTCATAGTTATAAAGCAGGTCGCCGTACTCGTCCACGCCTAAGTAATAAAACTGCGGGCATGCGTACACAGTGCGCGTACCGTTGAATGTTGCGTCAACGGCCGCCACTGTGATGCTGTCGCCGGGCTGTACCAGCGCGTTAGTGAGCAGTTGCAAAACGCCGTAGTTATCAACGATTTGCTTGTGCGTAATTGTGTAGACCGCCATGGCGGTAGCCCGCCTTTCGGGTTATGCGTTTACGAGCTTGACAAACTTGGTTGCGTCTGCCATAAAGACAGCTGCGTAACCACGGAACGCAATAGTGCGGCCAAGCGTGCTTGGTACGTCTACTGAGATTGCGCCTTTCATTTGCTCGTAGAACTCGAAGCCAGCGGCTGCACCAGCGGCATGACCAACTACACCAGAAAGTGTGCCGGTCGTGGTTCCGCCAGACATGTTTTTGTCAACTACGAGCGACAAGCCCAATGGGTTGCCGTTCCATGAAGTTGCAGACTGTGTGCCGGCTGCGTTGTAGCCACCAAGTCCGGGTGCGCCAACAAATGGGAACACTGGGCGATTGTCGCCGTCTACGGCCATACCAAGTTTTGCCCAAGTTACTGGCGACACAAAATAGTGTGTTGGCAAGTAGTTACTGGTGTTAGAGATTTGGAACGCTGCACCGTAAACGGCCTCAACGATGTCTTGGCCCGAGAAACTGGCCAGCGTTTCGGTTTGTGTGGTTTGTGCTACCAACTGGTCTACTGCGTAGTTGTCGGTTGCTTGGCCGTAAGCGATTGCCAACTGCTCAAGAATGATGTTGATTGAAGCGGGGTCTGACCAGTCAAGGTCTTGTTCCGAAACGGTTACGTAAGTTCCAAAAGTAAGTTTGCTTACGTCGTTGTTTGCAACGGTCACGGTTGATGGGTCGAGCGCGTTCAATTGGCCGGTTGGCTGCTGTGTAACTGTCGGACGTACCGTGATTTTTGGACGGCGGAATGTTGCGCCAGCGGTTGGCATTGCTTTTGTACCGATGGCGCTAACAAACGGGCGAATTGGGTTAAGCGAGTCGTACACGCTGCCGGTAATAACTTCGGGCAAGATACCGGGTGTATCGGCGGTGGTGATGTCTGGCGCAGCTGCTTTAATGCGTGCGTTCATTTCAGCAAACGCGGTGGTGCCTGCTGCCATTGCTGCGATGTATTCGCTAGGTGTTGGCAACTTAAATTGTGGTTTAGCAGTTGCCCACAAAGGAGCTGTAGGTGTTGATGCCTCGACTACTGGTGCTTGGTTTTCCATGACGGGTGACTCCTCTGGGGTTTCTGTAGTTTCTTCTTCGGTTTCGTTCTCGTCGGTGTCGGGTTCCGTCTCTACTGATGTTATATCAGACTGGGCAGCAATTTGGTGGATT